ATAGGTATTCTGATTTTGCTTTTAGAACGTTTGGATAGTAGTTAGTCTCACCAACAGATGTCTTAGCATCAGTTGCTTTAGAAAGACCAACAAATCTCTCAAGTAGAGCACCAGGTGTTCCACTGATAAGTCCATCAACATCAAGAACTAAAACGTGAACCTCATCTCTATGTCCACCTTGCTGTGTAGCATAAAGTGAAGTGCCAGGACGAGGAGCAACGTTAATCCATTTAACGCCAGGTAGATACTCACGCTCTGAATACTCATCTCTTACTTCACTAATAGCAAATGCAGTTGAGTTAGTATCTGAGATTGAATCAGCAGCAGCAAATTCAATGCTATCTTTGTTTAATGCAACGTATACACGACGCTCAATACCACCAGTTGAGATAACTGCAGTATTAGATGTATTCTGTGTTAATGTCTGACCATCTGCAATGATACCAGTAACACCACCAGAAGGAATTCCAATTTCAATTTTTTTGTTTGTTGCGTCTACTGCAAGAACATTAACAGTTTGTGCAGAACCACCAATAGAGATTGTTGCGGTTGAACCTGCAACGATTGTTCCTACAAAAGAGTCAACAGTTAATACGATACTATACTTGAAGATTTTACCAGCAGCACCAGATGTTGCACTAACTGCTTCATCAGCAACGAACTCAGGATCGTTACCAGAACTAGGTGCAGGTACTACTGCGATTTGATCAGGTCCAGCGTCTGTAGTGAATACAGCGATAGAATTACCTTTGGCACCAGGTGTTCTTGCTGCCCACTTAAATGAGTTGCTTGCTGATTCAAAGCTGGTTTCGTAGTTTAGTAAATTCTTAATTAATGGGGGAGTTCCAGAATCTGTTGCGTTCTTTAGATTTGAAGATGTTACGCGAATTGTTTTTAATGTTCCTCCGTAAGACAAAAACTGAGCAGCAGTATACCAGTACTCGTAATTGTAATCGTTTGGTTTTCCAAAAACGTCTGCAAGTTCTCTCTCCGAAGAAATGTCTACAATTTCTTCAACAGGTCCCAACTCAAATGGTGCTGCAATAACACCAACGTTCGCACTCGCTACGGTTGTTACTGTAGTTAAATCTCTTTCTTGAAAAACTACACCAGGCGAGGATTGATTGACTGCCATGTTTAATGTCTCCTAGTATGTGCCAGTATCGGTTGTCTAAGATTATTTATATTTTTGAAACGTCACCTAAACTCCCACATATATGACTTGTCTCCGTACTCCGCGACTTTCCACACATCTCCTTGTGCATCTTTGATATAATCCTCTTCTAAACCATCGGAAACAAAACCAAATGGAGCCATGTCTTGTTCGATAGCATCTCTCTGATCATCATAGATTCTTTGCCTTACATCATTGTCATGCATCTCTTTAAAGTAAGGTTGCATTGCCATCCATGAGAAAATAACCAAACACATTGCTAGGTCATCATTACATCCTTCTTCTGCAGCGAATGATTGACCTTTCTGAATGAATGTAGTTAGTTCCGCAATGGTATCGTAATCATTAATTATTAATTTATCCTCTTCTATTAATGCTTTTAGGTTAGAACATCCAACTTGTTTTGCTGCTGTAGACATTTTTATACCAAGTTGTGTCTTTTTACCAGAGAATCCTTGTCCTAATTGTTGACCTGCACGACCTCTCATAGAACACATGAGTAAATTTTCATATTCTAAGTCATACTGAATAATATCTGCAACCTGACCTCCAATATCATTTACTTCACATAAAACATAAGCATTATTATAGTTTTTTGCTACATCTACAACTACATTTGGAAATACAATAGGTTTAATTTCATTGTTTCTATACCTAGCAACCATCTTATAAGGTAGTGTTGTGGTATCTATCACAGTAAATGCAGAATAATCATTACCGATTCCACGAGACACATCCACAGTAACGATATAATTATGATTCTCTTCTTTATTTTCAAAGACTGCTAGACCTCTACTCTCTTTTAAAGGATCATGATATGGCATAATCCTTAACTTACTAGGACTTATCAATGTATCAACAGATCCTAAGAACTCACACTCAAACTCAACTCTAAACTGTTGTTCTGATGTGTTTTTAATTGTTTGTTCTTTCCATACATCATCTCTACCTGGTACTTCAGACCAATGAACTTCAGTTGGGACGTATTCATTAGTTCCACGCTCTGCATCATGCCAGAGTTTGTAGAACATATTCATTCCGTGAGGAGTAGATATGATAATAACTTTTGTAGATTTACCTGAGGAAATAGTTGGATAGACAGAACTAAAAAACTGATCAGCGATATGATTCGGAATGAAAGCGAATTCATCCAAAAATATAATATTAAATGACATACCCCTGACAGCAGAAGCGGAAGTAGAAGCAGCCATGATTTTACTGCCGTTTTCAAGTTCCAGAGAACCTCTGTTCCATTGGAGGATTCCTTGTTGGAGGTATTTGGGGAGGTTTTCATATGATAATTGTAAACGCTGTAACATTTCTCTAGCAGTTGCTGCTTTGTTTGCAAGAATTGCTACATTAACATTAGGGTTGAATAAAACATACCATAATAGATATGACGTTACAATAGTGGATTTACCAGACTGTCTTGGTAACTTAGCAATATTAAATCTATGTGAATGAAACTTAGATACCATCTCCTCTTGGAAATGATACATGTCAAATGGAATCAAACCCTTATCTAGTGATACGATTTGGATATAATTTTTGATAAAATATACAGGATCTTCAGAGCACTTCAATACCTCCTTTACTTGTTTCTTAGTAAATCTCTGAGAAACATTTGCTTTTTTTAAATTAGGATTACCTAAGTATTGCTCAGTGCTTGCCATTTTGGTTTGTCAAATAAAACGTCATTGATGTAGTCTTCAGCCCATTCGGGGTCGAACCATTGACTGAGAACTGCTTTAGTCTTTGTATTTTTTCTTTGTGACGTGCAGTACCAGCATTGGTCATCAATCCTCTTCATAGTATTTATCCATTGCATATCGAAGACTGCATTTTCTACTATGCCTCTATAGAGGCGAAGTGATTCTTTTATCATATTCAAATACATATATTTTTCTTCTTCAGTTTTGATACGAACAAACTTACATCCTTCTGAAAAGATCTCACCCCATAAAGGTAGGTTTCTATTTTCTGTGAATTTATATCTAAATGATATATCTTTGAATAGTTCTATTAGTCTCTCAGTTCCAAATACAGGAGTTATATCTATGATTGCTGCAGTAATTACTTTTGGTGTCTCTACAATATCAGCACCAAAAATGGGTATCGGATAATCTACCGAAGGATACAATACACAATGCATCACTTCAATGTTATCCGTATACCCAGTTTCTAAATGCATCTTTCTGAGTTTTTTACTCTGATGCATTTCATTCATAATGAATACCTTATCATTCTCTACGATAGGATATTTGTTTTCTGTAGGCATTACGCCTGGAAAACTTCTTAATTCTTTTCTAATGTAATTAGATACTTCAGCCGTCAGACTTGTCACTTTTTTTCATAAAATACTTTTGAATAACTTCAATTTGATCTTGATACTTCGCGATCATGTTTAGTTCTTCTTCGATTGCTTCTACAACATTTGAATGCTCACCAATACCAACAGGATTTGTAAGATAAACCTCAACATTGGCTTTATGTTTAGCAATATCTCCTTGTGCATGTGCTAGTAATGCTTTAAGTAGTTGTTCTCTCATTACAATAAAATTGCTCCAATAATAAATCCTTTAGCAAAGGCAATACATTTTACTTGATAGTCTGTTAAACCAAACTTATCTTGAAATTTTTTTACCATTCTCTTATCCCATTCCTTTACATGATATAAAGCATGTACAACGGGATTCATTTTTTCATGATCTCCACAAGACATTTTTAACCCTCCAATAGTGTTCCAAAAGATCTACGGATTTCTCGTAGTTCTTCAAAGTTTTTTTGTTTAGTTCCTCCATCGTATGCCCAAGCATACCCTTCGGTAATCATTTGCTCATTAAGGGACACATCTGAGTCCCCGACGTAAAGCCAACCGAGTAAGCGACCATACTTACCGACACCACCAACAAGTTCAGTCCTAATAGACAACTCATCATCACCAGCGATAGTTGACTCCAACTTTTCTTTGAGCCAGTTTGTTGCGTCAATTCCAAGAGCTTTCTCCTCTAAATCACGAGTCCTTTTCTCTGGTGTATCAATACCAGCTACACGTACTCGCTCTTTCTTATATAGATCAAATCCTAGATCGATTGTAACATCAATAGTGTCACCATCAACTACTCGATTGATCTCCGTGATTCGGAAGTTGTAACAACTCTTCCGACTTGGTGGGGTCATTGCTCCCATCATCCATCTCCATGTAAGCCATACGAAGTATATAGTAGATATACCACGACACTATTATTAGAAGTATCGCAATCATCCATACAACTCCCCAGACTACCATTATCGTTTTACGTCATGTGCACAACCATCTCCTGTATAGTCATCACTATCGTAATATCCACCTTTAGTGCCCATGTATAATGTGGCAGTAACAAATGGTATGCAGAAAATTAATAATACAAGTCCAAACATTAGTCTTCTTTAATAACGTATTCACCTGCGTGAGGATGGTTTGCTAACTCAGGCAGATCTTTTTTTGCCTGTTGCATTGCTTGGTATGCATCGTCTGCATACTCACATATTTCATGATGTTTATTAAGGATATCGTGGTATCCTACAGTATAATGGGACATGATCTTTCAACTCCATTAAGGGTGTAGCAATCTGGTGAATGCACCGAACTCATAATTCGGCTAAGATGGGTTCGATCCCCATCACCCTTATATTTAGTTTGGATTGTGATCTTTCATACCGCCATGGTTACCGTCTCCTGGCAATTTGCCGAAAGCAACATATTCTATTGCTTGCATAGAACCTTCAAGTCTAGTCAGATCTCTTTCTAACTTTACATATTCATCATATGCAGATTGAAGTTCCTGTTTTCTCTGAGACAACTGCATAGTACGTTTAGTAAAACGTTGAATAAGTTGTTCAGAAGATTCTGTAGGTTTCATTCCTTTCATGGATCTAAATCTTTTAATTTTTTCTCAACCCAGTGGTCTGAGTTATCAATACCTGCTGCCTTTACATATCTCATGATATGATCATCAATCTGATGATAGATTGGATGTAAGTCCAAATCCATATTAATATCATGTGCTATCTGTGCCACTTGTGCTTCAGATAAACAATGGTCTGGGTGCAGTAAGTCACAGGTTGGAATCCTGTGTTCAATTAATTCATTGAGATTAAGTCTAATCTCATAGTCACGATAGACTGGCATTTTCAAACTCCTTAATAAGAGATTCGTATTCTTTGAATTTCCTATCGCCTGCAATAAAACATCGCTGACGTTTCCAAAGAGCATCTAATACTAATTTATACTCGTCCTCAGTTAAGGTTCTCATTTAATCATCTCCATGGCTTTTGATAGTTCTTGAGCGTGTTTGATTTCATCATCTCTTATTCTAGAGATGTCTTTATCATCTGGATGTTTTGTTAAGTATTTCTCATATGTTTCAGCAGCGTGCCACTCTACCCTTTCATTTAGATCATAAGCAGATATAGGAAATAACCCGTAATAAACCACCATAATCCAATAGTAGATAAGGACGAGAGTTTTGGCAAAAATGCGATCAATCCAATAAGCATTACCCCCCCGACTTTCCATATGTTCAAGATGTTCCGTTTCGTTAAGTGTTTGGCCAAAATGTTCCTCCATTAAGTAAATATGTTCTGGTCCTCTGAGACCCATCGATTCTCTAAAATGTAGTACACTCAAAAACGCAAAATAGGGTGCTCGAGCTATCTCCTCAAGCACCCAAAATCTTTGGAAGTCTCTATCTTTATACAAGAAATCGATGATGGCAACTGTAATACTTAATACAATAGCATTAAATGCTTTTAGCATCTCGATTTTAATTGTTCAACACATACTATCTATACATGTAGAAATTACTTATTCTTTATCTTCAAGTTCATTTAACATTCTCCGTCTATGCTCCCATGTTTGACCAGAAGTTGATCCTTTACATGGGTTTATACACCCCTTTTCTTTATCATAACCATAGTCTTTTAGGGTATTGCAAACTAGACCTGCGAGGTCATGTGGATCTCCTTCCTTACCTGTTGCCCAATATAATTGCCCACCTAACCACTGTGCACCGCAAGTAGGACATGTAGCCGTCTTTAATGCATCCATATGGAAGTTATTGTAGATAAGTTCTATTATATATTAACAGTTCCAAGCTCGCAAGCTTTTATTAATTCTTGAATCAGGATCACTAGCAGTCTTCTTAGAAGTTAGTTTCTTTTTCATCCCTTTCATTCTTGCACAGAACGATGCCCTACGGGGGTTTCCAACCTTCTTGCTAGGTGCTTTAAGGTCAGATCCAGGATTTTCGCGTTCGTAACTTTTTCTGCCTTTTTCGTTAAGTCCTCCTGACTGGTTTTTTCCTGATTTTTTTGTCCATGCTGCTCCTTCTTCGAGTTCATGTTCTTCCTTCTTTACGCAACGGTTGTACGTTTTGCCGAATAAGGTTTGGGTTCCTTTCTTTTCATATCCTTTCCAACACTTCTTTCCTTCTGCTTGAAACTCTTGGAAAGATTTTTTACCTTCAAATTCTTCTTTTTTAGATTTATTTCCCCAATTTGCTGCACCAACTTTTCGGCATTTGACAAGTGCACCGCTTGCATAAGCACTTGGCCAAACTGAATAACGAGACTTGACCTTGTGATAACAAGCGTCTTTTTTGCCTTCTGTCTGGATTTCTGTAGATTCTGTTTTCACGTTGATTGCTTTTCCTTTTCTATCGGGATTAGGATCTTGTCTGTTCTTGCGACGGAAGGCAGCATCCTCTTCCTTCTTATTTAGGTTTCTTTTCATTTTACTGGAACCACACTTGGGTTTTGTTGTTTGTCCAGGTTGTTTGGCACAGGGTTTTCCTGCATATTTACCACCGAGTTGCACCCAACCAGGCTTCCCATCAGAAGACTTACTCTTAGAAAACCAGTCGTGGAGAGAACTATCACCGCTTTTGTTTTTCTCGACAATTTCATTGGATTCCTCCTTCATAGCAAGTTTAGTAGCAGTCGCGTACTTGACATTCTTTCCACGATCTTTGCCATAACGTTTGTTAAATTCTCTAGTGCTCATAGAATCTGCAATCTCATCTCGTTTTTTGATTTGTGATTTAGTCATCATCTCTTCGAGTTTCCACTCTTCTCCTAACCCGCCACCGTTACCACCATTACCATTTCCACCATTTCCATTACCATTAGTGATACCTGATTCTTCTGCAGCTTGTTTCTGCTCAGTCTCAGAGGCATCCTTTACAGAATACCTACCCCACATTCGAGGACCATAGGCACACTGACTGCGAGTCTCTTTTTTCTTACAGAGTCTGCAGTAGCGTTTTTCATTAGGAGGACACTTAACTGCCATTAGTTATAGTGGTATGATGGTTTTGTAGTCTTCTTTGGTAGCTTGCCACTTCTGACTTTACTACCCGAAGTTGAGCCAGCACCCGTAGGGTGTGAACCTGCTCTGGATTTACCGAGAGAGAAGGATTTATCTTTACTTCCCTTTTCAGTGGTATGGAGTTTTGCAGGTTTGTCCTTATCTTTTGTAATGACAGACTCTTGACCGTGTTTTCTGCCAAGGCGACGCATGACCTTGCCGAAACGACGCTTGGACATTTTATCGGGTTTTGAGGTTTGATAAGAGACTTCACGACCAGTTCCTTCACCTGATGAATATTTATATTCACCAACTCCTTTTTTGTATCCGATACCTTTTTTCTTTAGATCTTTTTCTAAACCCTTACGAGATTCACGATTCTTTTTCTCGTCATCACCTCTGTCTGCAGAGATATGACCAGTTACGTTTTTCTTGGATTTAGAAAGCATCCTAGCAGTAGGATTACCTTCAACTAAATCAATAAAATCTTTGTAATACATAACCTTTAATTGATCTTTGAGTGCTAATTTATTAGCGGTAAGTGTCATGACTTCCTTGTCACGTTTGCCATATAGACGTTTAAATCTATGTGCATTTTGATTCTTCATGCCACGGATAATTCTCTCTGCTTCTTGATTAACAGGACCAAGTTGAGGAGATCCAAAACCTTGAGGTTTCTCTCTACCTAAAGATTTTTTCCGTTCGTTTAGCATTATCCACCAACAACTTGAACTTCTTCAACGATGATTGCAGCAGAACCTGCTGTGATTTTTACAGCACGTTTTACAACTGCTTGGGGGTTAGCATAAGCATAAGTATATGCTGCACCAACACCAGAACCATCAATATCAGATGTAATAGTATTACCTGTTGCAGATGCTACTTTCTTACCTGCTGTACCTGCTGATAAGAAACCAGAGTTGATAGCGGGACTTGTGCCATTGTCTTCAACAGCAATAAAATCATTTGCTGTGAATGGGTGTGTATCTCTTCTTTCTCCTAAATGAGAACCTAAAGTGTATACTACAGGGTTCGCATTTGTTGCTTTTACAATAGTTGCTTGACCAGGTTTTGCTCCTGACTTAAGGAGGATTGCTTCGTTCTGAACGAGTGTAATAGCAGGTCCGCCATTAAATGATACTGTAGATGCTCCTGCAGTTGCAACAACTCTATAGTATCCTGTTTGCACTACTTGGTATTCTGTTGCTGATCCAGATATAGTATTAGTGCTTAATACTTTTAAAACAGGCATTGTCGTGTCTAGTTATTTCTTGTCCTCTTTATTTATCTCTTTTTGTTTCTTCAACATTTTTTGTAACTCTGCAGTGCTACCAATAAACATAGTATTATTAACTGTAGAGGGTGTGTTTTTCTTATCTTCCGAATCCAATTCTTTCATTTTTTTCTGCAGATCTATTAACTTATCAGCAGTATCTGCTACGTTTTTAATAAGTTGACCTGCGACTTCATATGCACGAGGATGATCAGATGCTTGTGCTACTTCTAATATACCATCCACTGCTTCTTGTCCTTTCATCACTAGACTATGCAATGAAGCACGAGAGACTTCATAGTCTTGTTGAACATCTTCATTATCTGTTTTTTTCAAAACAGGTTTTACTTTTTCAACATGTTTTTGGAGTTCTGAAGGTTCAGTACCAAAAGCATCATTCAAACCGTCGAAAGGATTTGTCATTAGATTGCCTCATCATTACCACTTACAGGATTACGTTTCTTTTGATCTGTGAACTCGGAATATAATTCACCAAATCCAAAGTCATCATCAGAATCCATTAGGTTATCATCTGCACTATCGATTAAGAATACATTTGCACCTGCAGCAGCTGCAGCAGCAGTAGTGCTATTATATCCTCTAGTTACTGTAAGATCATTACCACTTATATTAGTAACATGCATTACCTCAGATCCAATTTGAATTTCCTGATACTGACTAATACCTGCTGCACTAGCAACAGTAATTAATCTATCATTGTCATCAATTAGATTAGATAATGTAGTTAATACAACACCATCTCTATCAACAAGTGATTTTGGAGTTGCTTGGTAACGAATATTTCTTGGTGCTGTAGAAGTATTTGTATCTGCGTAGATATCTGTAATTGCCTTTCTGATAACTTTCTGCTCTGTAACAGGACCGTATAGGAAAGTTTTTGTAGAAAATCTTAGAGTGTATATGATTGCTCTTCTTGTAGCAAAATCTCCTTCATAACTATCTTCATAATCAATAGATTGTAAGACAACTGGAACATCCTTTGTCTCATTCATTGAAGGTAATAATTTGACTGCTAGATTATAATGAGGTTGAAAGAATGGTAATATCTGTTCTAAAATTTGTAAACCATCTTCTTGGTTTTTAGAAATAATTGCTAGTTCAAAATCAATATTGTAAGGAACTGGCATGAATACATTAGAGTTCTTAGTTGATGATTTTGGAATCTTAATTTTTTGAGTAGGAGCAACTTTTCTAGTTGGATCATATGTAATACCTACAATCTCAAAACCAATTCTAGGTAAAGTAATCTGAACCCTTTTATTAGTTGGATCGGGAACAGCATCAAGTCTTGCTAAGAATTTTTGTTTAGGACCATATGCAAGTGGAACCTTCATCACTTCATCATTACGACGAAGCTCAATATTGTTAAACAACGTTCCGAAAGCAACGATTGTCTTCCTAAAAATTTCGTGATATGCGTAAGTACCTAACATTAGATTGTATCGTCAGTAGTTGAACCAATAGTGCCAAATGGATTTGCTTCAGTGAAATCAATAATATCGTCATCCAGAGTCTCAAAGTCGTAGTTCTGATCGATAGTATTAGCAGTATTAACGTTATTTAGGGTATTATAGGATGCAGATGTCCAAGCAGCACCAGAAGTCTGTCCTGTGACCGTCTCAGGGACGCTGAAGATGCCACTCCTATTGAATACCTGTAACTGTCTATTTGAAGAATCCCATGCCTTAACCTCTGCAGTTACATTAGATGTTCCACCTGCAACGATTTCACCAACTGTGAAATCACCAGAGCCTCCAAGAGCAAAGTTAACTGTAATAGCATTAGCAAATGCAGTTTCGACTGCATCGATCTCTGCGATTCCAGTGTCGATATCTTCATCGCTGTATTCAAAGAGTTCGCATTGACATTCCCAAACATATCCTTTACCTAATTGATAAAATGGTCTTTCTGCTTCTACAAATTTAATTTCAAATAAATGCTTTGTTACGGGAAACCAAATTAAATCTCCTTCGTTTGGTCGTCCCTCGACATTAAGGACTTCAAGGTCGTCAACTTTTTCTTTAAATTTTTCACGGGAGAATATAAAAGTTGTCTTGTCTTCGATACGGACTCCAAATTTGCTAAGTAACTCACCTTGTCCTTCCCATCCTTCAACATTATTGACATATGCTCTAATCGCTCTTGCACTATCGAATTGCGAATCCGAGTCCTCTCCAAAGACCGTATCTTTGTTAACAATCGTTCTCGGAACATAGTAAATGTCTTGCCCATAAATTTCAATAGTTTCAACTAATAAATTTTCAAAAAATTTCTGCTCTTGTGCAGATCCGTTTATTTGTAAACGTGCACTATTACTATAATCACTTTGATTATAATCTTGTGCTGGTGAGTTAGAAATAGCCATTAGTGATTACCCCACTAAGTCTAAAGGAGGAATTTCATATGTTGTACGAAGTGTCTCTTCAAGGTCTTTCTTGAATTGACTAGCATCTTCTAAAATTCTTCTACCATTAAGGGTTACTCCACCTAGCATTTGTATGCCATCATACTTACTTAGATTTCTTCCCCACTGCTGCATGAATAATGCTTCAACGTAATCTTTCAACCAGTTATCATTAAACATGTTAGTATATGTAGTTGGATCTTGCCTTAGTGACATTTCAACTAAGATAAAATCACCTGCTTGTAAGTCTGCCCAATCCATATCAAGATATAATCTGCCTTGATGTTCATTAAATCTAACTCTACGATCTCTTTGAGAGTTTGTAACCCAATCAAGAGTTTCAAGATACTGTGAAGTTAAGAAGTAATGTAAAATGTGTCCATGCGTCATAGCATAGATGTCATTCAAAAAGATTTGATATTTAATATTGAAAATATTACCTGGCACAATGCTAGATGCACCAATCTGTGAATACACATGATTGACACCTAAAGTACCTGGTGGTAAATCAACATAGTTATCCATTTCAGACCAAGGAGTTCCTGATACAGTTGTAAATCCTGTTGCAGCAGTCTTGATAGCGTCTGTAACCTCTATCTTCATAAAGGTTTTGTAACTACCATTATAATGATACTCTTGGTAGTAATCGATTGCTTCTTCAATTAGATCATCTAATTGTTCTGTAGCAACGTTAATGTCTATCGTAGGATATCCTAATCTACGAAGAGCATAGTCTTTTAGTTCTGTTTTAGAAGCTGGTTTAGTAGCAGACATTTGTTATTAACTGAATGAATTAATAGTCAAGGCAGAAACATCATTAGCAGCGACAGTTTCTCCTTTTTTGAAGAATCCATCAACATTATTAACGGTAATTTGATTAGTTCCAAGAGCAGTGATAGTTCCAGTAGTTCCACTGGTTGCTCCTGTGACAGTTGCTCCGATTTCCATTGTTGTGATGTCAGAGAGTGCTAATGTTGCGTTAGTTGCAACGGTAGCGATATCAACTGTTGCACCATTACCATGAATTGCAGAAACAGGTATAGTAGCACTGTTTCCATGTATAGCGGATACTGGAAGTTGTGCTCCATTTCCATGAATTGCTGTTACATCAAATGTAAGAGCAGCAGCACCGCCACCACCAAGTTGTGCATCTAGAACAGTGACTGTTTCATTGACAATGAATCCAGATCCATCATCTGTGACGGTAACAGAATCAACAGTTCCACCAGTGCCAATCACAACGGTGAATGTTGCATTAGCACCAGACGCTTGAGTAGAATAATCAGATGTTCCTAAGGTATAAGTGCCAGGAGTTCTTGCTGCATCAGTTGCACCAAAGTTACCTACAGTCTTAATTCCAGAAGCATTAGCATTAACAATAGTTATAACTTCATCTGCTGCATATCCAGATCCATCGTCATTAATTGTTGCTCCTGTTACAACACCATTTGAAGTTGTGATATCAAGAGTCAATCCAGTTCCTGATCCAGAGGATGTTGTAGTAATAGCAGTTCCGTTTGCATATCCTGTACCTGCATCGCTGAATGAACCAAGAGTATTAACACCAGTTGCGTTTGCATTTGTGATAGTTAGAACTTCATCAGCAGCATATCCAGATCCTGCAGCGTTAAGAGCAACAGCTGTAACTGCACCGTTTGCACCAACAGTAAGATCAACGGTTGCACCAGTTCCAGATCCACTTGAAGAAGTGGCGACTGCTGTCAATGCTGAGTATCCAGTACCTGCAGTCGCGATAGATCCTAAAGTCTTAATATTAGTTGCGTTTGCATTTGTAATAGTTACTGTGTCACCAGCAGTAAATCCAGTTCCACCAGCATTAATGATAATGTTTGTAAGGACACCAGCATTTGCTGTAATATCAGCAGTCATTCCAGATCCATTTCCTCCAGTGACTGCGATTCCAGTTCCAGTAACATATCCAGTTCCACCAACGATAGATGCTAAGTTAAGTGTTAGTGCTTTACCTGCATTTGCGTTCGTAATTGTAACTGTATCTGAGATTAGATAATCAGAACCACCTGCGTTAACTGCAGCAGCAGTGATATTTCCATTACTATCAACGGTTGTGTCAACAGTCAATCCAGATCCAGTTCCACCAGATGTTGCAACCGCAGTAGCATTAGAGAATCCTCCTCCACCACCATTAGAAACGGATGTTGAAACAACAGCACCTGGTGTAGGATCTCCAGAAAGATTAAGTGTAAGAGTTGTAGATGTTGCAAGATTATTAAGCATCGCACTTAACTGTTCAAATGCATGATCAAGTTTTGTTTGAACTCTTGCTTCTGTATAATATTGATTTGTTGATCCTTCAGATAAAGCATCAGTATCATGGTTATTAAGATTTGCTGCTTGAGTTGCAGTTCCATTGACAGTAGCAGAAATAGCATTAGTGACAGTAATATCATCAACGTAAATATTTGCCCATCTTTTAATACTACTTCCTAGACTTCTAGTTGAGTCTGAATCAGGAACTATGCTCTTTGCATTAGTCTGTGTTGCGAGAAGGTCACCTGTGAGATCACCATTGACATCACCTGTGATAGTTCCACCTGCAGATATGTCATCAGCATAGATATTTGCCCATCTTTTAATACTACTTCCTAGACTTCTAGTTGAGTCTGACTCAGGAACTATAGATTTAGAATTAGTAGTAGTTGCTAGAAGGTTACCTGTTACGTCGCCATTAACATTTCCTGTAATAGTTCCACCTGCAATAATATCATCAGCATAGATATTTGCCCATCTTTTAATACTACTTCCTAGATTATAAGAAGAATCATCAATAGGAACTATAGATTTAGAATTAGTTTGTGTTGCTAAAAGGTTACCTGTTACGTCTCCACTAACATTTCCATTAACAGTATTAGTGACAGTAATATCATCAGCATAGATATTTGCATATCTTAGAATGGTAGTACCTAAATTATAGGAAGAATCTTGGGCAGGAGCTATAGATTTAGAGCTAGTCTGTGTTGCTAAAAGGTTACCTGTTACGTCTCCAGATAAATCACCTGTAATAGTTCCACTTGCATTTATATCATCAGCATAGATATTTGCCCATCTAATAAGAGTAGTACCTAAATTATGGGTAGAATCTGCAGCAGGATTTAGATTCTTTGCGGTTGAGGTTGTTGCTACAAGGTTACCTGAGAGATCACCATTGACATCACCTGTAACAGTATTAGTGACAGTAATATCATCAGCATAGATATTTGCCCATCTAATAAGAGTAGTTCCTAAACTATAGAGAGAATCTGTAGCAGGATTTAGATTCTTTGCAGTTGAATTTGTTGCTACAAGGTTACCTGATACGTCTCCAGATAAATCACCTGTGATAGTTCCACTTGCATTTATATCATCAAAATAACCGTTCGACCATCTAATAAGAGTAGTTCCTAAACTATAGGTAGAATCAAGAAGAGGATTTAGATTCTTTGCAGTTGAAGTTGTTGCTTTAAGATTACCTGTTACGTCTCCAGTTAAATCACCTACGACAGTATCAATATTTGCTTCATCAGCATGGATATTCACCCATTGTAAAGTACTAGTACCTAAACTATAGGTAGAATCTGCAAGAGGATTTAGATTCTTTGCGGTTGAATTTGTTGCTTTAAGATTACCTATTAGATCAGCAGTAATGTCATTTGCAGCAAAATTACCAGATCCGTCTCTTAAGACGAGGTTGTTTGCAGCACTAGAAGATGCACTAGCAACGTTAATTGTAGTATTACCAGAAACACCATCAGCATTAGTAAGAGTAATTCCAGACGATGCGGTGACTTGGAGAGTTCTTTGGGCATAAATTCCAGTTCCTGTGCGAACAACATATCCTGTACCAGCCTGTGCAGCGAGTGCAGTTATGTCAGAATCAACAAATGTTGTGTTAATAGTTGGAGCAGAACTACCATCTACAGATACAGAACCAGATACAACACCTGCAAGGGTGAATGTTCTAGCAGTCTTCCATGCATCAGCAGTAGATGCGTTTCCTAAGAAACCTGCACCTGCACCAGTAGCACTAGCAGCAGTAATTTGATTTGCAGCAAAGTCTCCATTAGAATCTCTATTAACAACTGTAGATGCAGTGTTTGCACTCGCAGTTGTCATGCTATCTAACAAGTCTGCGTTTAGATTATTAATCTTATCAGTTGTTGGAATAACAAGAGCAGGTCCTGATGATACTTGAGATGTAATCTGTCCATCTACTGTTAATGTTCCATCAATATTAGCATTACCATCAACATCAAGTCCAGTTCCAGAACCAGTAAGATTTAAGGAACCAGCTCTTAGAGCACCGTCAGTTCCTGAGAATACTTCTGATGTATTAGTTGCACCTGTAAGAAAAGCAAATTGATTCGCTGATTTATCATATCCAAAGAATCCTATTCTTGCTTCTGAATCATAATATCTAAACTCAATACCCTTATCTTTACCATCATTAGATGCTGGTGCAGTGTCTCCACCAACGGTAATTACAGGATCATCAACTGTCATTACAGTGGAATTAACTGTAGTTGTAGTTCCATTAACAGTTAGATTTCCAGAAACAACATAATCACCTTGAGTTGTGATATCTCCAACAACTGTTAATGTTCCTTGAAGTTCAGTGTTGCCATTATCTGTATCTACTACAAACTTATCAGCACCTGATCCATTTTGAATTTTAAATGTTTTATTATCAGCAGTGATAGTAACATTGTCATGAGTTACTAAAGCACCAGAGATATCGGCACTATTGTTAAGATCAAGAGCACCAGTAAGTTCAGTGCCACCATAGACTCTTAAACCTTCACCAATAGCAAGGTTCTTACCAATACCTGCACCACCAGTTAAACGGAATGCACCATCAGCAGAGTAAGATCCAGTCAGAGTTTGCTGAGTGTTTCTAGTAATTGTAGTGACATTAGAAACACCTAATGTATTATTAATTTGAGTCGCATCATTAACTGTCAATGTACCGATAACAGTTGTATTACCGTTATCACTATCAACTTGAAACTTAGTTGTCTGAGCCGCATTTCTAACTTCAAAAATTTCGTTATCAGCTGCAACAATTAAAGAATCATTGATTTGAGTTTCACCTGCAACAGTTAAAGAACCAGATGTATTAATTGATCCATCAGTTGATGAAACAGTCATCTTATCAGTCGTACCTGATCTGACTGCAAAGTTTGCATCAACATCAACTGTGCTATTAAATTCAGTTGCTCCTGTGACAGTTAGTTGTCCACCAAGTGTTGTATTACTATCAACATTAAGTGTTGAATTTAATTCAGTGTGACCATCAGCAGTTAGCGTTCCTTCAATATTAGTATTACCAGTTACGTTATCGACAAAGAATTTGTCAGTAGTTCCATTTCTAACTGCAAAATCTGCGTCAATATCAGTTACACCATTAACATTTAATGATCCTTGAATTACAGTATTACCAGTTACATTATCAACAAAGAACTTATCAGTAGTTC